TTTATTCCTGAACAATGGTCTATGCCTCCATTTATTGATGACTATGGTAATTCTAAAGTAGAAGAAGCACTTAAGGCATTAGATGAACAGTTTGAGAAATGGAAGAAAGATCTTAGTCCTGAACAGTATCAGTTGCGTATTTCTCAGCATCCACGGAATATAGAAGAAGCATTTGCATATAGAAAAGTATCTGTGTTTCCTCTAAACTTAGTAGGTGCACAGATGCGAAGGATAGAAGATAAGACTTACCCTACAGAATATTTAGATATATTCAGAGATGAGAAAGGAGACGTTGCTGTAAAGAATACTAATAAGTTACCCATTAATACATTCCCTGTAGATAAAAAGCAAGAAGATAAAACTGGAACCTTGGTATGTTATGAAAGACCGGTAAAAGATCCAGAATTCGGAATGTACTATGCATCTATTGACCCGGTAGGAGAAGGTAAAACTACTACGTCTGACTCATTATGTTCTATCTATGTATATAAAACACCGGTAGAAGTAACTAGAAACAACGGAGAAAAAGTAGAGACATTTATAGAACGTGATAAAATTGTTGCTGCATGGTGTGGCCGATTTGATGATATTAATAAAACTCATGAGAGGTTAGAACTGATAATAGAATGGTATAACGCCTGGACTATTGTAGAAAATAATATTTCTCAGTTTATTAATCACATGATGTATAGAAAGAAGCAGAAATACCTTGTACCCAGATCTCAGATTTTATTTTTAAAGGATATAGGTGCTAATGCTAATGTATTTCAGGAATACGGTTGGAGAAATACCGGTACATTATTTAAGAGTCACATGCTTAGTTATGCTATTGACTTCTTAAAAGAAGAACTTGACCAAGAAGTTAAACCGGATGGAGAAATAATAAAACGAGTATATGGTGTAGAACGTATACCTGACCCAATGTTACTTACTGAAATGGCAGCATATCAGGAAGGATTAAACGTGGATAGACTGGTTTCTTTTGCTGCTCTTGTGGCTTTTGCAAAAGTACAACAGGCAAATAGAGGGTATAAAAAGAGATATGAGGAAACAGGAACTGCTAAAAACTTGGATAACCGCAATAATTTCAGTAAATTAAATATGAACCCTTTCCGTCATATGGGAGGTAGTGGTTCACGTTTTAGTGGAATGAAGATACCGAAACAACCGTTTAGAAATTTAAGATAGTATGCAGATATATAACGCAATGCAGCTCAAGAATGGAGCTAAGACAGAGTACAACAGAATGGGTACTCTTAACCAGCCTATTCAGTTCTTGCCAAAAGCAAAGAAGGATGATGAGTGGGCTGCATGGAACCTTGACTGGTTAGAATGGGAAGGTTTAAAAACTGTACGCAGAAATGCACGCAGATTAATGAAGAACTATAAACTTGCTAAAGGTATTATAGATAAGCATGATTACGTAATTGAAGAAGACAATGAATACGGAGATCTTATTGACGTATTAACAAAAGAAGATTCTTCAGCATTAGAACTAAAGTTCTATCCTATTATCCCTAATGTAATAAATACTTTAGTATCAGAATTTGCTAAAAGAAATACCCGTGTATCATATACCGGGTCTGACGAGTACTCTTATAATGAGATGCTAGAAGCAAAGAAATCTCAGGTTGAAGAGTTATTACTTAAAGATGCAGAGGCTAAACTAGCTGCTCGTCTACAAGAGATGGGTATGGATATTAATTCTGAAGAGTATCAACAACAAACTTCAGAAGAGGCAGTTAAAGGACTACCCCAGATACAAGAGTTCTATTCTAAATCATACAAGAGTATGGTTGAACAATGGGCTGAACATCAGCATAGAGCAGATGTAGAAAGATTCCATATGGATGAACTTGAGGAACGTGCATTCAGAGATATGTTAATTACAGACCGTGAGTTCTGGCATTTCCGTATGATGGATGATGATTATGATGTAGAATTATGGAATCCGGTACTTACATTCTATAATAAGTCTCCAAATTCACGTTATATTTCACAAGCACAATGGGTTGGTAAGTTTGATATGATGACTGTTGCTGATGTTGTTGACCGTTACGGATGGTTGATGACAGAAGAACAGATGTCTGCTTTAGAGTTAATTTACCCTGTAAGATCTGCCGGATACCCTATTCAAGGTTATCAGAATGACGGAAGTTATTATGATTCTACTAAATCACATGAATGGAATACTAACAGACCATCATTAGGATATCGTCAGTATACATCTATGTGGGATAACACCATGTATGGCGGAGATATTGTTAACTGGATCATGTCAGAACAAGAAGACTATTATGATCTAGGTAATAGTAACTTATTACGTGTTACTACAGCATACTGGAAATCTCAACGTAAGGTAGGACATCTTACAAAGATTGACGATAACGGCAATGTTACAGTAGATATTATTGATGAATCATATAAAGTAACAGATAAACCTATTTATGACTTAGATCTTATACGAAATAAGACTAAGGATAACTTAATATTTGGTGAACACATTGACTGGATCTGGATTAATGAGGTATGGGGTGGTGTAAAGATTGGACCTAACAGACCTACTTTCTGGGGAACTAATAACCCCGGAGGTATTAATCCTATTTACTTAGGTATTAATCAGAACAGAATTAAACCTTTAAAGTTCCAGTTTAAGGGTGATGACAGCATGTATGGTTGCAAATTACCGGTTGAAGGATCTATTTTCTCTGACCGTAATACAAGATCTACATCTTTAGTAGACCTGATGAAGCCATTCCAGATAGGTTACAATATTGTAAATAACCAGATTGCAGATATCCTAGTAGATGAATTAGGTACGGTAATCTTGTTAGACCAGAATGCCTTACCAAGACATTCATTAGGAGAAGATTGGGGAAAGAACAACCTAGCAAAGGCATACGTTGCTATGAAGAACTTCCAGATGCTACCTTTAGATACATCTATTACTAATACAGAAAATGCATTAGCATTCCAACATTATCAGAAACTGGATCTAGAACAGACTAACCGTCTTATGTCTCGTATTCAGTTGGCTAACTATTTTAAGTCACAGGCATTTGAAGTTATAGGTATTACACCACAACGTCTAGGGCAACAGATAGGTCAGCAAACAGCTACCGGTATAGAGCAGTCTATTAATGCATCATATGCACAAACAGAGACTTACTTTATACAACACTGTGATTATTTGATGCCCCGAGTACACCAGATGCGTACAGACCTAGCACAGTATTACCAATCAAATAAACCATCTACCAGATTACAGTATATTACCAGTAGTGATGAACGTGTAAACTTCCAAATAAATGGTACTGAGTTATTGCTTAGAGACTTAAATATATTTGTTTCTACTAAAGCAAATCAACGTGCTGTTCTTGAACAACTTAAGCAAATGGCTATTCAGAACAATACTACAGGAGCATCTATCTTTGATCTCGGTAATATACTACGTGCTGAATCAGTTGCTGAAGTATCTCATGTATTGAAGATGTCTGAGACTAAGATGACTCAACAGAAACAAGCAGAGATGCAACAACAACAGCAAATGCAAGAACAAGCACTTCAGGCTAAGGCAGAAGAAGCACGTATGAAGATGGAGTTTGAAGCATCTGAGAATGCTAAAGACCGTCAGGCAAGACTTGCTGAAGCACAAATTAAGGCAGCAGGTTACGGTGCTATGCAGGACATTAATGAAAATCAGCAAAGTGACTTTATGGATACTTTGGACCAGATAAGACAAAGTGATGAGTTCCAACAGACGGCAAATCTTCAACAACAAGAACTTAATCTTAAAGGAAATCAGCACAGAGATAAGATGAATATAGAACAGCAAAAATTACAAACTCAAAAAGACATAGCAGATAAACAGTTACAAATTGCTATTCAGAATAAGAATAAGTATGATATTGCTGCAAAAGAAAAGAAGAAAAATAAAGAAAAATAAGAGAGTTAGTGTTATAGTATAAACTATCAAAATCAGTTAGTTAATCTATAAAGTTTAAACTTATATATTTGTCGTATATTATTAATGTAGCTTTTAAACCAACAGTATGAGCATGAATGAAACAAGTACTACTGATACTACTTCGGTAGAGCAGGTAGAACTAAACCTAGATGAAATTCTAGGAACCCCGGGAGCAGAAAACGTGATGCTTCCTGAAGGATCTGATAAGAAGACTGAAACAAAACAAAATATTTTCAGTCAACCTACAGTAGATCTTTCTTTTATTGACAACGACTCAGATGATGAGTCACCGGAAAAAGTAACAATAGATGAAATCATCAAGGATGCAGATCCTGAAGATGACTTTTCTAACCCGTCTGCTAAAGATGAACCAAAGTCTACAGGTAGACCAAAGTTAGAAAAAAGTGGAATGGTAGAACTGGTAAACAAACTTATTGAGAAAGGCCAGATTATACCATTTGATGATGACAAACCTATTGAGGAATACAGTGTAAAGGA